CCCCATCTCCATCTAGGTCGTACTGAGCATACCGCGATTTAGGCTCTAATTTCTTAGGACTCATTCTGTCTCCGAACGCTTAGGGTCGCGGAATATGATTTTCGTTCCAGCGTCCGATTGCGGTATTTCTCGAATAGCGCAGTACGTTGTGAAATACCTGTTGTTACCTAATAGCTTATTGATGTTGCCCGTATCTTGTGCGTTTAACGCCTGACTGTACTCAATGCACGAAGTCAACTCCACAAAGTAGAACTCTTGGCCGGTAGGTTGTCCACGCTCAAGCACAATTAAAACAAAGACCATCATTGTCATGCTTGAAGATCCAAATAGTCTTGCCGTGACACTTTAATTATCGAGGTATGTATTTCTCCGCTGCGGTATTCGTATACAAACTCGCTATAGCGAGTGATTGCTGCTATCTCTTTTGTAGAATTACGCGAAATGGAATCGACCCTGTAAGCATCGCGCAACTTATCAATTCCGTAATACGGGACATTCACGCTATTGGGAAACGGCGGTATTTCCATCATAGCCTGCGCTTTTTCTTGACCGCTTGAGTTCTGACGGCCTGTGGCTTCATCAAGTCCCAAGTAAGAAGCTCGACATCAAGTTGATGTGCGGTTCCGAGAACACGAGACATCGTGTTCTGAACGTAGATCATTGCCCCATAACCACACTGTTGATGGTTGTAACGCATCCACTGCATAGCGATACAATGCCGATACGAGGGAGGATTGACTAGCTCTAACATGCGCCACTCTCTCAAATCACAGAATAGATTTGGGTTGGCGGGGTCATACTCTAATTCTGCTTGAGCATTATCTCTATTAGCTGTTGAAGCTTCTGGTCGCTGGCTTTGGCTGTCTCGGACTGCTCCGCCAATGAATCCACGATAGCTTCTATTTTGCTTGCATTCACTGCTGCCAACTTTCCCGTTGCTTGCTGTTCCTCTACCACATCAACAACTGCGGCCTCAATGCGATCCACTTCTTCTTGCGTGGCCTGCGCCTGTGCTTGTGATGCTCCCCACACCATTGCACCAGAAAGGGCTGCTGCACCGATAGGTAGCGCCCAAGTTGGGATTTTTATTGTGCCTTCACTCATATCAACCTCCTAAAAACTGTGGCACCAAGATGCTCACAACGATCAAACCCATGATCCACCACAGTCTGTTGCCATAGCGGTCAATCTTTTCATCCAATCTGTCAAACCTTTCAGAGCCATTTTTGAGCCGCTCTTCTATGCGCTCATACCGCAGAGCACACTCGCGCTCATGCGTATTAATCTCTTGTAAAGCCTTATCGCCTTTATCCAAGCCCCATTCCTCTGCTAGTGCGAGATAGCACATTATTTTTTCTTCTTGGGTGCCTTTTCTAGCGTCTTCTCAAGTCGTTTCGCTTGAGCGGCATGTAAGCGGCTTGCGCCCTTAAGTTCTTTAATCATCTTGCGCTTCTGCGCTTCGGTCATAACACCCATGACTACTCCTTTGCTTTACCAACGTTGAGTGCCAAAGCCTCAATTATCGGATAGACCCACTTGGATAGAAACGCATCATCTTTCGGGGTGGGCGTGGCGGCACAGATTGCAGATGCAATTACTGACAATGTTGTTAAGGTGCTTACAATTTCTATTAAGCTCATTAGTGCTCCTTGAAGTCTTCGGGCAGACCTTGTGTCGTCTCAGGCTCTTCAACAGGCTTAACACCTTCAACGATGCTCTGGGTGTAGGCTTGCAGCAATACGTTACGCTCTGCGATCTGCTGTTGCAGTGCAGCGATTTCACGACGGATCTCTGCGACTCTTGCGATGTGAGCCTGAGTCTCGACCTTTAGATCACCAAAGTTGTATTCTTCGTCGTTAATTACGACTTTGTTTTCTTCGCTCATTACCACGGTACTCCTGTAGCTTGCGTTGCAGCCCGATCAATTTGACTTTGAACGCGAGCAGTACGGTTAGCCTCAATGCGAGCTTTGTACTCATCAGCAGTTTCGTCGCCCTCTTTGTTGGCTTCCCATATCCAGCCTAGAACGTCACTTTCCTTAAGGTCGGCATAAGCAATGTATCCGCTTGCAGACGCATCATAAGTAAAAAGATTCTTGCCGCCTTCGCTTGCGCTTTCACCACCAGAGCCATCGCTCAATGCATTGCAAGCCCAATACGCTTTAATAACACCACCGTCAGCGTCTACATGAGTCATATCAATAACCGACCAAGTTGTATTTATAGCCATTTGTTATTCTCCTATTAAATTGCCGAAATAATGAAAGCTAAAAGGTCAAGATAGTTTACGTTATAGGTTTGTGTACCCGTTTTTTCCATTCCTGTTTCTGTTTGCTCTGTATCGTCTTCAAGAGATATAAGAGCATAATCATGAGCATCTAACCCCTCTGCCTCAAACGCAGCAACAAGTTGTTGAGCAATAATACCTATACGAATTTTTGCATCCGCACCTTTTGAAACAACGTCTTCTTTGAATTTGTACTTGCGAACCAGTCCTTTACACGCAATTGCTACCCGCCGTTCTGTTTCTGATAACTCTTCAATATCTTGCTTCAGCTTTTCATCTGATGTGTTTAAGGCGTTTTGAGCAAAAATTGTTGCCCAGCGATAAGAAGATGAGCCTAAGTCTTGTGTGTTGTTAGATCCATCGCCATTAGCGTTTGATGGAAGAGTAGCATCGCTCCCAATTACTATCCCGCCGCCACTATTTGGCGATCCAAGGGCTACTTGATTTCCGGTGCTTTTTGTACTCAACGCCCCAGCTTCAGTGCTTCCATGAAAAAGCCGTATCAGCTTTCCATTATTGCCCCTAACGACGTAAAGAACGTCATCATTATGAGATGCGCTTCCTAAAACTAAATGACCGCTGCTATTGAAAAACCCTCTTGTTGGGCCATTAACACCAAATGCTAACTGACTAGATGAATGGTCATAATCAATAAACCCAGCGCCATTGTCTTGAGGATCACCGAAACGTATTTGTTGACTTACATTGTTAGGCGTTAAGAATTGCAAAATAGCAACGCCACCTGCTTCAAGTGTTAAAACAGAACTTGCGTGGGCGGTTACTCCTCCAGCATCGCCTGTTCTGACATGTAGCAAGGAATCTGGGGTCGTAATTCCCACCCCTACTTTTCCTCCCTCTGACATATCAATAGCAACTGGGGTAATTAAGCTACTACCGTCTGTGCCTCTAAATTGAATGTCACCATCGGCAATTACATTTTGGATTACCGCTGTGTTGCCATCTTTTTTGAGGTAGAGGTATTGAGTGCCGCCATCTAAAAACCTGACTTCGCCAGCGTCATCAGCATCAAGTTTTATGTTTCCAGAAACATCAAAATCTAAATTTCCATCAACTAAAATGTTGCCGTCTGTACCATCTGAAAACAACGACATATCAGAACCAGCGCCAAAAACAATTCGATTGTTATCGGCCATTTTCTGCCAGCTACCAAATATAGCTGTGCCGCTATCTGACATATCAAGGGTTAGGGCTGTAATCGTTGAGCCGCCATCGTTGCCTTTGAATACAAGGTCTTTATCCGAAACCATTGAACGAATAATGAAATCATTGCTGGTCATCTGGAAAGAACCAATGTTCCCACCATCGTGGTAGATGCGAACTATTTCAGCATCAGAATCAAGAATTAGTTCTCCAGAAACGTCCAAGGTTAGGTTGCCATTAGGCGCAGATATCAAACCATTAGCCCCAGAGTTACCTATTGAGATATCTCCGTCATTTCCAAATACAGCAGCGCCACTGTCGTTGACAATTAAATTATTAGTACCGCCAACAGTAATGTTGCCGCCAGAAGTTATTGAGCTGTTAAACGTAGCCGCACCCGCCGCTGACATATCAAGGGTAAGGGCTGTGATTTCTGAACCGCCATCATTGCCCATGAATATCATGTCATTGTCTGAGGATTCAGATTTAATATGGAAATTACTGCTACTTCTGAAGAATGATCCGTAATGTGTTCCGCCATCTTTCAACAAAACACCGTTACCAGAGCCTTGAGTGTCTGCATCAAGGACAAGCGCTCCAGCAACGTCCAGCGTTAGGCTGCCGCGTGGAGTAGATATGGTTGATCCTGTCCCCATCGTGAAAACAAAAGTCTGTGTGCCACCATCCTTAAAACGTATGTCCTCACCGTCCGCGTCAAGAATGATGTCTCCTGCAACGTCCAGCGTGAAATCGCCAGTGCCATTCTCAAGATAACCATTGGAATTATCGTGATAGAAAACAATGTCACCATCAGTACCAAGCCTTACAGCATGATTATCAGTAAGCCTGACATCGTCAGCAAAAAACGCTGTGCCACCTGCTGACATATCAAGTTTTAGTGCATCAATAGTCGACGAGCCATCTACGCCTCTGAAAATTATGTCTTTGTCAGCAACCTCCGCGCTTATCAGAAAATCAGAAGAACTGTTTTGTAAGCTGCCCACTAACAAGCTGGCATCTTGAAAGTAGATGCCTCCCCCATCAGCGTTGAGCAGGATGTTCCCAGCAACGTCTATGGTCAGATCGCCAGAGGACAGATCAATCTCTGTTCCGTCTATTGTGATGTTATCTACAACTACACCAGCGTTGGCTGTGAGAACGCCTGTGACGCCTACCGTTCCACCCAAGGTCGCGTTACCACTTACATCTATGGTGCCATTGACATCAATAGCCGTAGCCGTAAGGTCAATCTCATCCGTAGCGCCCAGCGACAAGACCGTAGCAGACGAGCCTTGTATGAACTGGCTCGCGTCGTTGAACATGATCTTGTTGGTGCTGTTCAGCGTTAAGCCAGATCCGTCTGTGTGCGTAAGCGTTGTGTCGCCATCTGCACCAAAGGTAATAACTGCGCTGTCGGAGGTAAACGTCAGGTCATCGTCAATGAACAGGTCAGGGATAGACAGGTCTTGGAAGGCATCAACCATCGCAGCGCCAGATCCAGCGCCGTCTGAGTAGATAGCTTTGGTCTGGCCGTTGGGGACTGTGACTGTCGCGCCACTGCCCTGCTTGATGATGATGTTCTGTGACCCCGATGTGCTATTTTGTATGAGCCACAGCTTCGAGACGGTATTCGGCCCAATGGTTATGGTGCAAGCAGAGTCTAAAGTGCCAGTATACTTGAGGAACAAACTCCTACCGGGATCAGTAGAACCATCAGCAATAGTAGTGGTATGAGTATCCGCATTAGTGGTTATTGCCTCTGTGCCGAATGAAAAGGCTTCAGCAACTAACGATAAATTTGTATTTGTGCTTGTGCCCCAAGTTCCGCTTTCGTCCCCGGTGGCGATCTCTTTGAGACGTAAATCGTTGGTATAAACTGCCATTTTAAGCTACCTCTTCCCAATTTGGTGTTTGACTATCTGATACAGTAGACCAGCTTGGTGTTTGACTATCCGTAATGGTACTCCAATTTGCGGTCTGGTCATCATCTATTGGCCCCCAAACATTTACTGGAGTTATTTCTGCGGTGGCACTGACTCCGGTGGGCGTAGCGTTAGCCCCCGCTGTAGTCGATACCGTCCCAACAGAAGCTGTTGCTGCAACGCCTGTAACACTAACTTTGTTTTCTGTGCGTACTGAAATGACACCAAGCGCGGACGTTCCAACAACGCCTGTAGCTGCAACAACTGCCGCCGCATCAGTGGTAACGGAGCCAACCGATCCCGTTCCAGAAACGCCTGTGACAATGACTGTTCCCGAAGCGTCAACCGTGATTGTACCAACTGCGGACGTACCAGCATTGCCTGTGACACTTGTGCTAGCCGCTGCTGTAATGGTGACAGAACCGACACCGCCTGTCCCTGCAACTCCTGTAACGTCTGTGTTAGCCGCTGCCGCAACGGTAACTGAGCCAACCGCGCTTGTGCCAGAGACACCTGTAACTGAGGTGTTGGCCGCTCCTGATACTGATACGGAACCAACTGCCCCAGTCCCTGATACGCCTGTAGGAGTGACGTTTGCACCCGCTGTAACAGTAACTGAACCGACTGCGCTCGTACCTGCAACGCCTGTAACCGACGCATTAGCTGCTGCTGCAACGGTGACAGAACCGACTGCGCTCGTACCTGCAACGCCTGTAACCGACGTACTGGCATCTCCAGATACTGTGACTGTACCAACTGCTGAAGTGCCTGCGACACCCGTGACAAGGACTGGAGCCTCTTCGCTCCATGCGCCCTCACCCCAAGTGCCTCTACCCCAGCCAGTAACATTCGCCACACGTTAAATCCTATGCGATGCGAATGATCGCGTTAGATGCGTCAGCGGTTGGAAACTGAATAGTAAAATCACCTGCCGTGCTGGTCTTATCGCCACCAAAGTCAAGCGCACAAACTGCTGGGTCGCCAGAGGCAGAATCATTGAATATGAGTGCCCCTCTCGCGGTTACTGTTGCATTTGAGAACGTCAAGTTGGCAAAATCCGTAAAGGCTGTAGTGCCTGATGTGGTCGGGTCTACACGAGTGAGAGCTGCGCCCTTTGCTGTATAGTTTGTTCCGCTTACTTCGTTTGATGTTGTGTACGCTGTTGTACCTGCGCCCAAGCTGGCGCTGCTTGTATACAACGCAAGATTAAACGTGCTGCCACCAGAGTTCTTAAAGTTATGGACTGCTTCCATAAGTTCTTGTTTGAAACTGGTGCATAGTGCTGTCGTGATAGCCATTATAGCCTCCTGATTATATTAGCCATTTCACTCTGGCCTTGTTTTTCCAACTCACCTATAAGAGTGGTTCGGTCACTCTTAATAGCTTCCTTAATGTAGTACAAAGCCGCTGATTTTACTGCTTCTTTGAACGCTTTGGCTTGTTCAGCAATAACCGGATTACAGTCACTACCTACGCTAACAACTCGGTCTGATATAGCCTGTGCCCAAAATTCTGGGTCGTGCCCTCTGTTAACAGTGGTGGCTACAGAAACCGCGCCTACTTCACCAAAAAACATGTTACGTGACTACCTGTCTATATTGCCCATCTCTATAGGTATCACTACGTAACTTACCGTCACCCAACACTTTAAGAAGAGTAATAGACTGCCCAAACATTTTGTCATACATCGCGACTAGATCAGGTTCGCCTTTCATAAAGCGTAGAGCTTCTACTAAAGAACCATTTAACAGCGCAGAGTCAAAATTTTCACCAAGCCAAGGCAACGTGCTAGCAGTAACAATAGACTCTGGGTAATACCCATAGTGCAGTTCTACAGTTAAGTTAGCGCTAGGAGTAGGGCCAAGAATAAATCGTTCGTCGTTAAAATTAGCGTAGTGCTTGGGAGTGCCCGTAGACGTTGGAGTGGGGTATGCCTCACGAATAAAGTTAACGTCTTTGTTTAGCAAAAAATCAAACGACCCATCAGTATTAATTACCGCCAAACTGTATGTGTACAAATAATCGGTGGGCACTTCTAAGTATTTGTTGCCCGACGTTATAGTCCCAGACACATTTTTGCGAAGCGCAGGGAATTGAACAGTGTTATATATAAACTGTTCTGTCTGTTGCACAAACAAGGCAAGCTCGTCACTTGTAAATGTAGACTCACAAATGTCCTGTATGTTTGCCGTTAACTGTGAGTAAGTCATACTCATGTGTTATGCCATCGGCCCTCTTGCCATCGTGCCTTTTGTAGCCGCGCCTGTACCACGTACTTTAATGCCTGTGGTTTTGACACCTTTCATGTTTGGTTTAGGAGCGTCTTTTACCGGCTTTACTGTGCTTAAATTTTTCATAAGGTCACCTAAGTTGTTGTTACCGTTACTGTACCTACTTCCCCTGTAGCAACAAGGTTACTAGGAGTTAAATTAAAAGGATCATTACCTGTACCTACAGGGTTCCAACCCCATTGTATTCCTCTGCTGCTGTTGTCTCCTGATGGCCCCAAACTTCTATCAGGTCTTGGATTACGTATAGCTTGCGGGTCATTAACAGGAAACTCACCTAACTTGAGTTGTGGCTGGTCAGGATTCCAACACTCAGGACACGCTTTGAGGTTGGTATCTTGTCCTTTCCGTACTAAGTTTTTAAGTTCCCGCAGCTTGTACTGAAACCCACAAATATCGCACTCTGCAATAGCGCGTTTTGTAGAAGCAAAACGATTAGACATAACTTATTTTGGGTACAAAACGCGCTGGTGTTTTAACTCTATCTTCTTCTGCGGCAAGCCTAAACTGTTCCTCATAAATATCTTTAAGCAAGGGGATACGCGGGGCTAAATCTGGGTCTTTCATAGCTATGTAATACGCCAGACCCGCCACGAGACATGGTAAGAACCTAAAGTTCATATCAGCGGTCTCTATGCCACTACCGGCGTCCTGTACCCTACGCATACGGTAGTATTTGAATATATAAGTGTCATCTTTATCTGGCACCGGCCATACATTTATAGTCGGGTTGTCACGCAATCGCTCTATCCAAACTTGAATCGGCCTACCTTGAGTTAGCTTGTTTGGTATAGACGCATATGTACTGACACTTATGCGACTGATGGTTAAGTCAGACTGTGTGGCAGTGTCACCGCTATTTGTGCGTATGACTTGCTCTAGCAGGTCAATGGTGTCGGCGGGTAAGTTGTACTCTGACGTGCCTTTAACAAGTGACACAGTGCCCTCGTCAATAGTCCACAAATTAATCCCACGATTCTGCCACTCTATGGTCAGCAGATTCATAGACCTACGTGCTGTGCGAAGATCATACCCAGAACGCATTTCACGGCCCGCACGCTCCCACGCCTCTTCAGCGATTTCCGTGAAGTCCATATCAAATGCTGTTGTTCCAGAGGTAGCCATTTACTTCTTCTTAGCTGTAGCTTTTTTAGCTGGAACCTTTTTAGGAGCTGCTTCTTTCTTAGGTGCCGCTTCTTTTTTAGGCGCAGGCTGTAGTTCAGCTAACGCTGCATTTGCCTCTTCTTCGCTCATCAAGCTAGCGTTAACAACAGCATAAGTGCCGTCTTCGTTTTTACTACCAACTTGAAATACGGGCCTACCATCAGAAAAACTACCGTTCTGAAAAACCTCTAACTTACCCATTCTTAGTACCTCTTACGTACAGAGTTTTCTTTCTACGGTTGCTCATTACAGCCCCGCAACCTTTATGATTTTCACGAATCATACCACCTGCTTTTGCAGTTCTTACCTTCGCCTTTGGCGTGTTCGATACTACCGTTTTGCCTGTTGCCCCAGCCTTTTTCTTTTTACGCGCTGTGGTAGCACGTTCAGACTGACTCAATGACTGCGCCTTAGATCTTGGCAAACAACGATCTGGGTTCTTCTTATCTTTTGACGTACCGCATGGCCCCTTGATCTTGCCATCGGTGCCGATACGAACCCACTGTTGGTTACGCCATTGTTTTAATTGTCCCATATACCTAGTCCCAAGCCTCTAGGCCCATACTCTTGTTGATGACTGTATTGCCACCAGCCGCCGTATAGCCCCCAGCAAGCGCCTCACGCAGTCCTTGCTCGGTAACATCATAAGAAACAGGCTTTGCCAACAAGTCAAAATCTTCTTCCCAGTTGTCTATTGTCTGATCTATTACACTACTTGTAAGTGTACTATCTTCCGCTAGGTCAAGTTTTATGTTGTCAATAAACCATGTCTTGAGTTTAGCAAGGTCAGCGTCGTCGTCCGCAAACAACGTGCCGTATTTAGTACCTGTCTGCACCCGATATACGTCCATTACTTCTTCTTTTTCTTGCTGCCTTTGGCGTAGCTAGGGTCTTTGCAATACTTAGATGCGGCCATGTTTGCATAAGCAGACGGGTAGGTATCAAAGGTGCGTTTAGCCCACGCCTTACCAGAAGGGCATATCTTGCCCCCCGACTTAACCTTCCCGCCTTTCTTATAGTAGTGTCTCATCGCATCTTCGCTGGACGTACACCCTTACGAGCTATACCAGCACCGCGAACCTTACCACCCTTGGCATAGCCCTTAGACTTCATACCGCCTTTGGCGTAACCCTTAGTCTTCATCATGCCGCCTTTGGCCTTGAACCCCATCTTGTTACGCACTTGCTTAGGTAGCTTTTTAAGACCCGTATTACCTTCTGGTGCGTCTTTCAACCCCCCAGCCATGTAACCTTTGGTCTTCATGCCACCCTTCGCCATACCTTTGGCTTTCATCTTGCCACCAGCTTTCATACCCTTGGCTTTCATTTTAGAGGTCATCTTGCCACCAGCTTTCATACCCTTGGCTTTCATTTTAGATTTCATCATGCCGCCTCCTGCTTTTTTGACCGCTTTCTTTTTCGGTGGACGCTTACCGTCGTTCTTGTCCATATAGTTCAGATACTGGCGTAAGCTCATACCCGTATTAGTCAACTGCTCTTTGGTAACATTAGCTTTTTTCTCAGCACCTTTGTAATCAATACCCACGTTACGACCACCCTTGCCTGTTACAGTAGGAGCGCCTTGAACACGAGTTTTACCTTGTTTAGCGTTCAAATAGTCGCGTAGGTTAGTAAACCCAGCATCCTTAATCATTTTTGGAGTTACAACAGCGGGTTTAGACTTTGCGGCCTTAGCAGCAGCTTTTTTCTGTTTATTTTCTTTGTCCACCAACTTTTTGTTCATAGCTGGGTTGTTGTATGCTCGACGGACGACTGTAGGCTTAACTTCTGCTTTCGGTGCTTTAGGTCGTTCAACTGCTGTTGTTGATTGCTTGTCAGCTTTTGGTGGGCGAGGAGTAGTTGCAGGGGGCTTCGTGGGCTTTGCAGCATCTTTTATTGGAGAGGTAACGCCTTGCGGTTTTCTCTTATTCCTTGCATCCTGTAAGTCATCCATACGAGTGTTGCGCGTGCGTCCTGCTCCACGACCTCGACCAGTAGCCCTTTTTACGGGTTTATCTTTCGTTCCCCTACCAAAACCAAAAAATGCCATAACTTACTCCGCGTATAAGTTGTTAAATATCTGATTGGTATCTAGCGTGTAGTCCAAATCAGACTTGCTGTAATGCACATACTGAGAAGGTCTAAAATCTGGTGCCCCCTCCCCTGTCTCAAACCATGCTGGATGAGTAACACGTACTCTATTGTTGGGCAGGGCTACTATGTTCCCTGTCCACTCGCCAGCATCTAAGAGTTCCATGACGTGACTCTGCTTATGTTGTGCGGGGTCATCGCCTATTTCCGAATCTGTGTAGTCCACCGTAAACATGTACTTTGCTGGGTAAAACTCACCGTCTATCTTTGCCAGCCAAGGGCATGGTGTTGCCCTGTCAAGCACGTAAACAGCGTGCGTGCGAGAACTACAGTCCCAAGGCTGTGCCCCCCATACGTCCATAGGCACCGGCCACTCGTCATACGGAGTGTCACCGCATAACGCTGTTATAGGCATACGTGCCCACATAGCGCCGCCGTGTACATTGGGTTCATTCTCGTCATCGTAAGTTTCTGCTCCAGTAAAAATTACCTGAAAACTCAAACATCTGCAGGGTATAGTCGTAACCGCGATAGCCATAGCGTGAATAAACTCGCCGTGGTACTTCTCATGGTTATGGGTATACTCCCGCCGCACCCAGCACTTAAAGTGCGGGATGTTGCTTTGTAAATATGCCAATTTAGCATCTCCATCTTCTTCGCGCCTGTCGCAGCCTTGAGTTAGGGTCTTTCGCTGCTTTAGGGAATTTTTTCATTTGACCCGCTGAACGCGCACAGAAAGACTTTCTGCGTGTCGCTCGTTTGCCCGTAGGACTTTTCTCGGTAACCGCCGTCTGCAATTTGCTTCCGGGGTTCTGTCGTCTGTACTTCGCAACGCCTTTCTTTGTCATCCCAGCGCCAGATTTAGTGGGACGTTTATCCCCACTTTTCACAGACATGCCAGCCATACCACCCTTCTTAAATGAAGGGCAGCTATCAGCTTTCTTTTTGTAGTAGCTACGCAAGGTTATTAACCAAACTTCTTACGTAGATACATTACGACAGTGTAGGTATCACCACTGCTGGCTCCGACTGTGGTGAACTTTACGTCCCCCGTCTTGCCGGTTCCTGCATTGTTAACTAGCCCACCAAATATAGAGTAGTCGTGATCTCCGCTTTGGTTTTCACCTAACTCTATTGCCATAACATCTGTGTCTGCATCAAACAAAATGCGGACTTTCATGCCTATGCACTGCCACCATATACGCTCTATATTAACGTCAGTACAAGACAACCCAGTGCGTGAATCTGCTTCTAACGCACTCACATCTATCTTGGTAACGGCAGACTCGCCAGTACCGTCAGAGATGTTTGTTAGTTTGATAGCCACATAAGACGGCCCATCAACTATTGTTTGAGAAGCTACTGCATCAGCCATGACTGCCTCCTAAGATGCGTCAGAAGAACTACTGATACCAAAGAACTTCAATACAATCACAGTGTCACCACCCGGATCACCAGACACAACAAGCTCTACTTCATCAGCAGTGGCTCCTGCAGCGGAGGTGGTTCCTCCAGACATGCCAAGAACACCGTTACAAGGGAAGAACCCTTTGAAGCCCGTGCTATTAACTGCCGCAGAGATACCGTCTACAAACCCGTCAGTATCGGCGTCTGTGCCAATGTCATTAAGGGTGACAGAGTTAGCTGCAGCGGTTGTAACAGCAACCGTTACACCCATAGGAATGAAGTTTACTGGGATTCCAATAGACCCTTCTTTTCCTGTGGTAGCACCGTCAGCAACAGTGATTGTGGTGGTGTAGGTTTGCAATGTCATGGTGCTTGTTACGCCACCAATGCTGCTATCTTTTGTGATTGCTTGAAACCCGTTTTCCGAACGGACGGGGCCGTTAAACGTAGTATTAGCCATATGGATCTCCTGTCGTGGCTAGTGTCAGATGCGGGATTGCACCTGTCAGGGATAGTTGTTTTATACAGTAGAAAAAGAAAAGGGGCAACATGTGCCCCCTTCTTATGTAGCGTTTTACGCTCCGGGTGATCCGAAAATCCCAAGTGGGTCGGATACGCCGAAAGAGTAGCGCTCGCGGGCTTTATATCGCGAGTTGCCCGTATCGAAGTCTGCATCCATAGATGTAGCCATCGGAGAACGAACAAAATGCTTTAAGCCATTCGGAATGTCAGTGGTCAAGAACCACGCATCCGTGTCAGTCAAGTAATGATTGATCGTGTAACCGCCCGATATAGAGCCATTGTTACGAATTGCGTTCAAATCATTATCTGCCGTGCCAGTTCTACCTTCTGTTTCTAACAAACGAGTTGCTACAAATTGAAGGTTAGTTGGTACGACCAACTTAACAGGTCGTGAAGCAATCAACAGTCCACGCTCATCAGTCCAACCAGCGATCTGAATGACAGCGGCTTCCAAAGAAGTCTCGTTCAAGTCAGCACCCGTTGAAGGTCTGTTTGAGTTGGTTCCGCCAGAAACTAGCGGGTGATCTGTTGCACAAAGCGTCTTGCCGTCACCGTAAGTGGTGCCTGCAGCAAACGCATTGTTAAGGATTGCAGCACCTTTCACCTGCTTGGTGTACGCCATAGCGCGTGCCAGAGCCTTCGTATAACGTGCAGAGAGCGAATCGTAGAGATTATCTTCAATTGCTTCCTCAGTGATCGAAAAGCCCATAGCCACGGTCTCGTGCGTATAACGAGCAGTGAATGCTTCCTGTGCGTTGTCATACTCAATCGCAGCACCTTCGTCCTTGACGGGTGCGGCGGAGAAACCTGACAACTTGGTTTCTTCTTCAAACGAACGATCAGAAGTCTCTTGTTCAAAGATTTCCGTATGCTCGTCTGTGTACTTAGCGTACTCCATGCCAAACAAAGCGTTAAGCCCCGGCAGGAGTTCTTTAAGTAATTGCGCTCTTGAAATAGCCATTTTACCTTACTCCCTATGTGCCAGTGGTGTTGCTAAATTGATGCCCTGCGTTCCACTTAACATACGCTTCCGTAAATCCGCCAGAAGAGTTCTTGGTTTCTTCAACCAAGGCAACAATGCGGAAAGGAAGTGTATTAGTAGAAGCAGACGTATCTGAAATAGCACCAGCGGAATTACCTGTTACGGAACTCCCAGTGTTGTCTACTCCAGCCACGTTAGCGCCAATGTCAGTGATAGCCAAGTCAGCAATCGTTGTACCAGAAGATACAACCGCGACCTTGAACAATACATCCGTAGCGTCACACACATATGCTTGAATATCTGAAGCAGCGGTGCTAGCTGGGTAGTTTTGTCGGAAAGTCACTTGAGACGTGCTTGGATCGGTGTAAGTAACACCCATAAAGACTCCAATAGGAGTCATGGCAGCGTCAAACGTATCACGCTCGACAGTGCCGCCAGCAACTAACTTAACAGCATCTCCGTAGAAAATACTCGTGCCATAGCCACTGGCTATACCGTATTGACGAGTAGTACCTACGTATGGAACACCACTAAGCAGCTTTACCGGCCTTAGCCCATAGGGGGCATCAACTGTTGGATAAGCCATGTTAACCTCTTAACAAAAATTTAGGTTCCTTTACCAAAATTGGTAACTTTTGTGCTGCGCTCGTTGAATAAAGGCATACGAGGGTCGTTTTCGCGCATGAGGTTGTTGTCTACAGATTGCATCTGTTGCCTAGCTTGAGTTTCGTAATGTTCGTTACGCTCCTCAACCATTTCTACTGGAGCTTTACAGAGCAACAGTCCGCCCTGAGTTATATTGCCTTCAAACCTTTCATTGTGGTCAGACAATATCTCTGGGTGGTCTTCTGCTTTTATAGGCTCCCAACCTTCACGTAATTTTGAGGAAACATTGCTAGCGTCTGTTATTCCCAGAGTGGAAAGACGTATCCAACGTGTTGTGTAGCCTGCTTCGACTTCAACATGAGGTAAGACTTCTGGTTTTACCCAGTGTCTTTTACGAGACTTAGTGTCCCGCGTGTCGTGGTCTCTCTTGATTCTGTTCTCAGCCATTATCAATTTCCTCTTTCTAATGCAGCCATTTGTTTGGCGTATTCTTGTGGAGTTATACCAAGACGTTTGGACAAAGCTACTTGTGTTGGCGTTAATGTAACCTTTTTTGGTTTAGTGCTCCGCGTAGCGGGTGCCACCACATTTGAACTTCGTTTTGCTGTCTGCTTGGGAACTTCCTCCTCAAATTGGTCTGGAAATACTTGTCGCATACGAACGTCAATGCGCTCGTAGTATTCATCACTTCGGGGGTCTACCCCATCGTTCACTAGCTTTTGATGCACACCTAAAGCAAAACTTTGCATTTCGGGGTCTGTATCAAACCAAGAGTTATTTGCTTTCCACTCTTCGGCTCTAGTGTCGCGGTAAACCTCTTGAGTATTCGTTGGTTCAGTGTCTTGTACAGGACTTTCTTCTTCCTGTAAAGCGGGTATTCTGAAGTTATTTAAGCGTTCTGACTTTAACTTAGCAGAAGTTAGACTTTCCTGTGCGTCGACAACCGCCTCAGAATTGCCTTCTTCGTAAGCAACCCTATACGCCTGTTTTGCAGACTCTATCTCAGAACTAGCATTCTTCTTTGCTTGTTCAAGCAAGGCTTCTTGGTTTTTAGCTACATTGCCTTTTAACTCCTTGTTTTCATCAACAAGTTTTTGCGCTAACCGTTCTAGCTCTTGGCGCTCACGTTCGGCTGCTTCTTTAGCTCGACGTTCATCATGGTAGCTTTTACTAAAATGCTTGAGGCGGTTCTGAACTTTCTTAGAGTAGTTCTCTAATTCTTCTTCAGTAACGTCACTGGGCGGTTCAGAAGGCTTGCGATTACGGTCTGCTACAGGAGTATCGTCGACGACCTCAATGTCAAATTCATCTTCTGCTTCCGGTTCAGCTTCAGCTTCAGCTTCAGCTTCGACCTCAATTTCAGCCTCTGTCTCTTTATAGTCTTCGGCTGTCTTTTTACCGGATAGGTCAATCTCCATTGCACCGGAGTCTTCCACTTCTACCACCAATTCTTGTTCTTCGTCATTAGGAAAATTAAATTCCACTTTTTGAAACGGCATAACTTACTCCTTATACTCTCTCTATACCACGAGGGTCTGGTACAACAGCTTCAATAGAGTCATCATTCATCAAACGATACTCTTTACCGCCTATTGAGAACCTAGTCCCTGTATTAGCACGGAACATTACATAGTCCCCTTGCTTGCACCACGGGCCAGTAGGGAATCGTTCTGCGTCAGAGTAGGCTTGTCCGCCCATATCCAACACAAGCCCGATAATCGACATGACTTGTTCATGGTTTTTTGTGTTTACAGATTTAAGTAAGTCAGTGCCATCAAACGTCTCTTCAACGTGTGGCATAGCAATCAACACTCTGTACCCCACAGGCACGGGTATCTGAGCCTCAAACTCTTCTTCAGTAACAGTTGCTTGTGCAATGTCAGTCATCTCCATACTCCAAATTGCGCGAGAGGTCTTCTACATAGCCCAGACAGGTTTCGAGACCCCGAATTAAACCTGTGGTTTCCTTATACATGGAGAAATCTTTTGCTCCCCCGCTGCTCAGAAATTGTAGTGCAGAGTCCTTATCGGACTCGATTTTTTCTTTTAGCACGTCAAAGACGGTTTTAGCCATTATTGGCCTCTGTTGTTATTGGAATCTTTCATTGCTTTAAGCAAGTCAACATCTGCTTTTGCGTTGTTTTTACGTCGTTCAGCGGCCATCTTTACGCCATCTTTCTTAGCTTCTAGCACTAACTCTTGTTCTTTAAGAGCTAGCTCGGCCTGATCTATCTGCGCGTCTTGCATCTGGTCACGAGCTTTTAACTCCAACTCTGCTTGCTTGACCTGTGCATCCATCTGATCCTTCTGCATCTTACGCTGCACTTCTTGCTGCTTGATCTGTAGCTCGGCTTGTTGCATCTGAATAACAGGGTCTTGAGCTTTCTGCTGCGCTTGCTGCTGTGCGGCCTGCTGCTGGTGTTGCTGAGTGAGCTGCTTGCCTGCATCTGCTACCAGCCTCGCCAAGTTTACCTCCACCTGCTCTGGCAACTGCTCGCCCGGAGGTGGTAGCGGTGCGCCTAGCTTCTCTTCTACCTGCTTGCGGTAACGGAAGCCAAGGTGTTCTGCAATATGCGCCTGTAGCGCAGCCATAATCGGCTTCGCTTGGGGGTTTTGCCCGATAGCCTGCATAATCATTGGGTCTTGCATAAACGCCATGTGAGCGGCTATATGAGCCTCGTGATCTTGGTATATAAACGCTTTCAGCGGCTTGCCAACAAGCGCATCCATATTTTCGCTGACCGGATCGGTCGGTTTTGCGTCGTCCTCTGTAGGAACAAGTTTGTCCGCGTTCTTGACGCCCAATACTTCGATCATCTGTCTGTGCAACTGGGGCAAGTCGTATATCTGAGGCGCAGACTGTGACATCTGTAGCACCGCCTGATACTGAACTACACGCTGGGCCATCGTAGAACTATTCGGATCACTGACAGGGATCACGTCCACCATCATGTAGTCCGCTACACGAGCGGATACCGCGCCTCGGTACGGCTGGTAATCGTACTGCTCTGGTGCATTCTCAGCCATGATCGCTTTGAGCATCTTAAACTCTTGCTTCATGGCGTAGTGAACACGCGCCTGTACCGCCGCCATCGGCTTCAAGGTACGTTCTAGAAGCGCCAGAGTAGTTCCCACAGGAGCGTTTGCTGACATGTCCGAAATGTTCATGTCGCTGATAGCACCCAGCCTACGACCTTCTGTGGTGATCTGGTTAAGTAAAGCTAATAGGGTCTGGCTTGGCTCCTTGTAAGGAAGCGGCATGATGTTGTCACGGATGCTGCCTGACGGCACATCTACATCCTTGAACTCTCCCGGTTCTATAGGAGTGTCATCACCTTTGATACGTAGCCCGCGAGACTTGAGACCTCCGGGCAGGTTAGACAGCGTACCGGCATCTACAAGCTGCCGTATAATAGAAGT